TCGTCAATCTTCTCTTGCGTGATAAAATCCATGTTGGCTTTGCTTGGGTCAAAGACAAAGAGGTCGTGGAGACGACGTTTGGTTTCATTGGCTTTTCCTTCAATGAGCCCTCCTTCATTTCCAACAGCACCTGAAGCCATCGGTAGATGAGACAAACCGTATTTGTCCGTTTCACCCATGCTCATGATGCGTGGTAGGAACTGCAACTTTGGTCCGTAATTTTCAGCCCACCATGCCTTTGCACGGTTTCTGTCTTTCTTGCGGTACCACTCAGCGTTAGCGAGTGTCTCGTCAACAGCAGCGTGGTGGTCCTCTCGACCTGTGTGCAAACTGATGTCGCTTCTTGGGTGAAACTGAACGCCTGAACCAAGAATGTCGCCATGCTTCATGGCTTTGATTGGTCCATCCATGCGCTCCATGAGTTGGTCAACCATGGTTTGATGTGCGCTGTCATTCGGTAGACCCAACTTGTTCATGATGTTTTCACGGCTCATATCAGGTCGAATCTCAACTCCTGCTTGACCAAGAATGAGTGCGAGATTACGATGAGGTACCACTTTCTCACCAGTGGATTGTGAAAGCATGGAACTCGCTGACTTCTTTTCGACATCATCAAGTCCGTATCCGTGTGTTGTCAACCCATGAAAGTCATGTGGGAGCACCATTAGGCCACGGTTTGCATCTCGAAATAGACGACTGACGTTAGCGATAAAGCGTTGAGGGTT